GTACCAGCCTAGTTACTAGGGCGTCAAGTACGTGTCGATGGCATCCATGCCGGGGATGGCATCGAAGGCCGTGAAGTCGTAGTACTCCGACACCGTGACCGGCAGAGACTGCCTGAAGTACGAATCCAGCAGGGAGCGAGTACGGCGATAGTCCTCAGAGTAGACCGAGATTGACTCGTAGGCGTTGCCGTTATTGCTACCTTCGCTGGACCAGCGGTAATCGCTGGTGCTATTACCGGCAGGGTCGAGAATCCAGCCACCACGTGTGAACGATCCGTCGAAGTACTCTCCCAGACGATTCCTCTCAGCCAGCAGGTACTTCAACTGATACGCCGATATGGCGCTCATATCGACAAGGAATTCGATAAAAGCAATTGTCCATTCCCCGTCGAGATTACTGGCGGCTATTGCCTCAGCGGCAGGCGAGTCTCCAGCGCGAGTAACTCCGTCAGACCATCCAACGATGTTCCCAGACTCATCGACAAGGCGAACCCACTTCAAACCGCTCGTACCAATGGTGCTGTGTACTGAGAAGGCCACGCTGTCGGCCTCTTTCACCGGAATCGGGCAATCAATGTGGAACATGACGTGAGTCACACCAACGGATGCCCCGGAACTATTAGGAGTGTAATCAGCACCCACAACGCCATAGGTCGTGTAGGCGCTGTAGTTGGTGGCAGCAAAGTCGTTGCCATGTACAGCGAAGGCAGTAGACCCCCCGTCGTCATACGCAACGATGTAATCCCCAACCCCAACTGGGATGCCCTCAAATGTCGTGGCCGAAGCAGCGGTCCAGTACATCCCCGGAACGTAAGACTCATCACTGCCCTTGGACGGGTACGTGGCGGAGTTCCCAGCAACGTACGTCGTGGGATCATATGACCCTCGGTTATAGCGGGGCCGTACGGCCTCGACCTCATGAGCGGGGCGGTGCGTCACCAACCCCGTAGCATCCAGCGGATCGGTGATGTAGTTGACCCGTTGAGCGTAGAACTTGATCTCGCGGTTCAGTTGGTCAACCTCGATCTCGGAACCAGAGAAAGCACGCCCATAGTTGGCAACGCCGTCTACGGTGCCCTTACCACGCCGTAGGTAACCGATATCATCGAGTATGGCCCGAAGCCGCTCAGTGTTGATGATGTTGGATGAAAAGCCCAAACCGACAGTGTTTGCCACGGCATCAAGCGTTTCGCTGTTGGCCTCTGCCGGGTCCTTAGAGATCATCAGGTAGTCAATAATGGTGCGAACCCGATCCATCTCAAATCCGAATATGGCTAAGAAACGGTATAGGGGGCCAACCTTGTTGCCCACCGGTAGCCCACCAAGTTCGGTGATGGCGAACTCCGATGTGGGATCGATGTAGTCACCAATACGGGTGTCTGCTTCTCGGTAGTACTGCGGAACCCTACGCCACAGAAGAGCAGTAGATCCGTAGTTGTAAGGCACTAGTACTTCGACCGAGGCAACAGGCTCGTAGTACGGATCAGCCGTTGTCGATTCGTATTTGATGAACAACGTGTAATAAGCCCAGCGCCCACCTTCCAAGCCGGTGTGCTCGTAAGCAAAGTCCGTGGACGATTCGGCAAGAACATCTCCAGAAGAAACAGTTGCGGGGGGTCCAGCGGAAGAGTAGACCAGAATCACGCTAGTAGCGATGGGAATAGAACCCAGTTCTTCACTAGGCAGGTTTGCTCCCCAATCCACGCTGACCACGCCGTAAGCAACAGCCGTGGCCTCAAGGAAACTCTCAACAAACTCGTTAGGGGGAATCTGATAGTTGTCAGAGCGGAGAGCCGTGTCAATGTCTCTGGAACCTGCGTCGTCGTCGACAACCCATGTACCAGCAGAGGCCGCATTGCCAGCGGACGCCGCCGTGTTGAAGACATCGATGTCATAGCGTGCGTAAGAACCCCGGTCAATACCGGTCTTGCGAAGAGTAAACGATACCCGTGCCATCAGGTACTGGTGATCCCGCCAGCGACGGTAACGACCACCGTTCCTTTCTTAGGAAGACTTAGCGGGTCAACAGTGATGGAGGTTTCCACCGCAGAGCCATCATTATCAAAGAGGCTGATAACGGCGTAATCCACACCGAACACGTTCTGGATAGAGCGATAGAACTGGCCCAGCGACATCGTTTGACCAAACGACACAGCATCGAAGCCGAAGAGCGCATCAATGGCATCTTCGATATCTCGCTTGGCGTACAGCGCTACCACGTTGTCAGACAAATACGCAGTGACGGTGAGATTGATGGGGGTCCACGTAATGCTGGTGGCGCTGACCACGTCAACCCCAAGAAGTGCGCGAGGCTGAATCAGTGAGACAACAGCCGACTGCGTGTCGGCACTGACGGTCTGAGAAGTGTCACCCGTCGTCAGGTAGTCGCCTGCCCTGTTCACCTGTGGATACACCGTCACGCTGGCGTTACCGGCAGAAGCGCCACCAGCGGGATTGGGAGTGTACTCAACAGCGGCCTTCGATATGCCGTCGATACCAAGAGCGAGGTTGATAAAGTCGTTAGCGGTAACTGCGCGGTTCTGGGCCGAGGTCAGAGATGGGATGGAGTTTTTGAGAGAAGTAATCGGCTCCTCGTCGACACCGCCAGTAAATGCGGAAGAGGAAGCGATAACCAGACTGGCGGGGGTTGAATCTCGGAAAGCCGTAACACTATTGGCAGGCAGGTTTCCGGCAACCCCACTGGAGTAAGCGTAAATAGCCGTGATGACGGCCCCGGTTGGGGGAATGAACCCGCGAACCTCGGTACCAAAGACAATCTCGGTAGCACCCGTAGCCGTGGTGCGGACTGAGAACACCCGATCTCCCGCAACTGCATTAGAAAGGCGATCCACTCGCCGGTAGGCGGTCGGGGTGATCCCGTCCTCATACACGGTGATAACCAACGAACTGCGGACCACGTTGGCGTTGCTCAGGGTGTACCTCTGAGAACTCCTACCAGAGGAGGAGTTAGTGAGCGTCTCCGCAGGGGAGTTCACGATGAAACCCTCTGCGAGGTTGACTACAGCAGTAGCACCAGCGGCGATAGTCGCCCCGTCAAGGCTGTATGCCTGATAGGTGGCGTTATCACTACGGGCGATAAAGCGAGTGTATTTAGGAAGCGTGATATCAGTAGCACCGTTGTTAGTCAGCGATACCGTTCCCTGAGCGCTCGTACGGCCATTAGGAACGTAATCAAACAGGTTTGCAAAGGCCAGTACAGACTCACGCTGAGTAGCAGTAGGAAGTACAGATTCTCCAGCAGCGCGGTCCACGTAGTAGTGGAGAACGTCCCCCATGCTTGCCCAGAGATCAACAAGAACCATTCCAAAGTCTGAGGGATTGCGGTCAGTCCACTCGGGGGCGATACGGGCAGCGCGGGCTAACAAATCAGCCTTGATGGTGCTGTAATCGCGGCTGGAGTAATCAAATGCCATTAGAGCGGACTCTCTTCCGTCAAGGTGTTAGTAATGGTAAAAGAAAACGTCTGTGCTGGGCTTAGTGGCAACGAATAGTAAACGTAGATGTCCGCAGTGCTTTCGTCTATTTGATTCTGCTTGATACGGATGTCGTGGATGGTAACTCCAGACACACGATCGCGCAGTTCCATCATAGCATCCATCTTGAAGTCGGCTTCTACCAATTCGTCTATTGGTTCAAACAGGAGCGAATAAAGACCAGCACCATAGTTAGGTAGACCAAACCGCTCTGAGGGGGCGGTGGTCAGCACATCAATGATCTTTTGCCGAGCAACAGTGTCGGGGTCAGTGGTCGCAGCCACGCGCCCGCCCGTAAACCTAAATGGTACGGCTATGTTCTTCATCTGTTACCTCAGCCAAACATAGCGGCGAAGGTCTTGGGGCCGACTACGCCGTCAACCGTAAGACCATTAGCCTTCTGCCACTCCTTGACACGACGCTCGGTGGCGGGGCCGAACCAACCGTCCGGCGTAGCGCCGACCTTGGACTGGACCTGCTTGACGTGCTCACCACGGCTACCCCTCTGCATGTTGCCGGGGAACTCAGCCTTAGTACCGATCTTGGTGGACGCAACCGGCTCGGGGGCAGGCTCAGCGGGCTTACAAGTGCAGTTCTTAGCGTGCTTATCAGAGCCGGGACCCCAGATGCCATCGACATGGAGGTCGTGCTCAGCCTGATACGCCTTGACAGCGGCCTCGGTCTTGCGACCGTAATCACCGTCCACGGGATCAGCACCGACAAGTTCCTGCACCTTCTTGACAGCCGCACCCTTAGACCCGACCTGAAGCCATGGCTTCTTTCCGGGGGGAGCGGAGGGGGTCTTCTTAGCGGGAGCCGGAGCAACGGCCTTAGGCGGTTCACCCAGAAGACGCTTCATCGTGTCGATGTAGTACTGAGGGTCGTCTGCCTTGTCATTGCTGACCTCGACATGGACCCAGTCTCCTCCGGGCGCACCGGAGAAGGCAGGCTTGCTGTACACCTGCCAGTCAGCCCGGTCACACTTCCAACCACGACCGTGGGGCGCAGGGTAGTAATCGAAGATCGCCTCAACGAAGAGAGCGTCCGCATTAGCGGCAAGGAAGTCCATCATCTTACAGGCGGCTTCATAGTTGCCGGGGCCACGATACGGTGCGCCTCGCCAACTAAGGTCCCCCGCCCTGCCCGTCGCATGAACGGAGTAAGACGACTTCCCCCTCTTCTTACGTACGCCGAAGGTCCCGTTATTCCACAGGCCAAAGTGGGCTTCTAAGAGATCGATAAAGGTCTCAAAGCCCGCTCGCTTGCCTCCGGCAATAACGTCAAATCCGGTGTACGGACGGCCCATGATCAGCCCAGACGGACAGCCGAAGCCGACTTGTCGCCAACCTTGCTGGCGGCGAACGACTTCACAAACGAGAGGACACCGGCAGCGACAGCGGCCTTGACAGCGTCAGCAATGTTCACCGACAGGATGTCCAGCGCATCGGTGCCCACGAGGGCAACGAACGTCTGAGCAACGGTCGAAACCGCACGCTCGGCAGCATCCTTGAGGAACTTGGGATCAAACATATGAATACCTCCGATAGGGGTTATTACGGGTATAACCCTAGCACAGATAGGTGGGGGTTACTGGGTTTCCTTCTTGATGCGAGCACCAAGAAAAGCCTCGTCAATCTCCTCTTTCGTAAGGGTTCCGTCCATACTGGCACGGGCCAGTCTCTCAGCAACCTGAGCAACGGCCACGAACCCAGCCAGAAGAGCGGCCTTGTGCATAGCGATGTCGCCAATAATGGCGGCACCAGAAATAATGCTCAGGGCAGACGCGGTGAACGTGGCGAACATACGGATAGCCACGTCCTTGATCATGCTTGCGGTCTTTTTAGTCATCTCCATCATCCTTCATGAGTATAAACCCTGCGAGGTGGGCGACGAGGGAGATAACGCTAATCCAAAGGGCATATTTCAGAACGTCCCCGGACAGGGTGATTAGCACTAAACCGGTTCCCGAGACGGTCCAGATCAGGGCGTGGCCCTCTCTAAATAAACGCTTGAACATCAGCGTCTCCTCCTGCCACCGCCAGAGGCGGGGGCGGCTATGGACGCCGAAATGGTGGCCGTTACGGCAATTACTACCCTTCGATCCTCGACACTGATCTTAGAACCGGAAGGTATGTAGTTATCGAAAGTCCCAGAGAATACGTTGACTTCTGCCTCAAACTCTTCTTTGACCTCGTCTGGAGCGGCAGATAGGGCCCCGCTGATGACCTCTAAGGTCTCTTCGTCAAGGCTCTCAAACTCTTCGTTGTTGACCAGATCCTGAACCGCATCTACGGTTATTTCGCCATCTGTACTGAGTATTTCAGCCACGGATTCGGCAAGTTCTTGATTGCTTACCCTAGCAATCATAGCCGATGTCTTCTCTTCTTGTGCCGAGAGGGGGGCCGGATTAGTCGTAGTTGTGGCGGGTGCTGAAGAGGTGGTTGTCGGCACCGTCGTAGTAGTGGCGAGCAACGTGGTCGTAGTAGTCGTCGGGGGGAGGGTAGAGGTAGTCGGACTCAATGTCGTAGTAGTTGCGAGAGTGGTCGTGCTCGCGGGGACGGAGGTTGTCGTAGTCGGTGGTGTTGACGTGGTTGATGGCGGCGGCAACGTGGTCGTCGTCGTTGTCGTGGTTGTAGTGGACGTTGAACTCGTCGTAGAAGTTGTTGAAGAGGTCGTCGTTACGGGAGGAGTCGTCACTACCGGCTGAGGAGGGGGCTGGGACACCGCTGGCTGAGGCGGGGGCACGTAAAACGTGGTGGATGTCGTGGACGGGGCAGGAGCGAGAGACGACGTAGGGGCGACCGTCGTCGTCGTAGACGGTAATACCGTCGTAGTGGTCGTCGTAGGCGGTGCAGTAGTCGTTGTGGTGGGCGGTACCGTCGTCGTAGACGTAGATGTCGTCGTCGGTACGGACGTAGTAGTGGACGTGGTCGTCGTGGGAGGCACCGTCGTTGTCGTCGTGACAACCGTCGTTGTCGTCGTTGTCGTTGTGGACGATGTGGTGGTTGTCGTGGAAGTGCTTGTAGTCGGCCATTCCGTACTCAATTCATAGTTCTGAATGATTAATTCGTAGGTACCGTCGCCCCATTCGGGCTTGTTGCCGAGACCTAATTGGCTACAACAATAGCCCGCCAGAATGGTGTAGGTGTCCGGTTGTAACTCTTGGACAATCTTTGACGAAACGCACTGGTCAGTGGCGTTGTGGTTACCGTCATCGTTCTGCGCTACCAATGTCCCTGCTGAGTTGTACAGCCACAGATACGGGTCAGCAGTCACGCTCCCACATGGTTCATTGGAGTTCCCGTATATGTATACGGTCTCTGTCTGTGTGACTGTGAACTCCCACTCAGACTCTTGAGTGACGGTATATGAGGCCGCTTGAGCGGTCGACGGCATGATCAAGGAAAATACCCATATCAATGCTGGTAAATAGGTAATCCTGAAACGCCGCATACGGCCTCCTCAGGAGACCATTATACGATATTTAGGGGAACCAAGGAGTCCAACCAGAGTTCTCCCACAAAGCAAGTGACGCTGTTAGGGAGATTCTGGGATCATACAG